TTGATCTTTTTGGCGGCTCGGGCACAACCATGATAGCAGCCGAACGGACTGAACGCCGCGCGCGGCGTTCAGTCCGTTCGGCTGCTATCATGGTTGTGCCCGAGCCGCCAAAAAGATCAAGGACGATATCCCGGCTCTTTGAGGAGTTGCGTATGGCGCGTTCGACCAGCGCTATCGGCTTCATTGTCGGATGAAGGTCATTCTTGGCTGGCTTATCGAAGAACCAGACGTCACCCTGATCGCGGGCGCCACACCAGTAATGATCGGCGCCGTCCTTCCAGCCATAAAGGATAGGCTCGTATTGACGCTGATAATCAGCGCGGCCGAGCGTAAAAGTATTCTTTGCCCAGATGACGAAAGTCGACCATTTGCCACCGGCTGCCCGAAAGGCCTTCTGCAGCGCGTCCAACTCTGAGGAGGACATGCAGACGTAGACCGCCCCCTTGGTGACTGTCAGCAGGTTGACGCAGGCATCGTAGAGAAAAGCCCCAAAATCTCCGCCTAATGCGTCATTCAGGATTGGCCGGTCTTTACCACGTAGCTTGTCCTTGGCCGAATTCGCGTAGTTCACGTTATAGGGTGGATCCGTAAAAGCCATATCCGCCAGCTCGCCCGCTAGCAGCTTTTCGACATCGCTCAGCACCGTAGCATCTCCGCAGAGCACTCGGTGCTGACCACAGATCCAAATATCGCCTAGGCGGCTGATGGGTTCTGTTGGCGGCTCGGGCGCCTCATCGGCGCTTTGGACTTCCTCCAGGGGCGTCGCCAGTAAACGATCTAGATCGGCATCATCAAAACCAAGCAACTCAAGGTCGAAGGACTCCTCCTTGAGGGAGGCCAGCTCCGCTGACAGCAACTCCTCATTCCATCCCGCATTCAGCGCAATCTGGTTATCGGCGATCATGAGCGCGCGACGCTGGGTTGGTGTTAGATGCGCAAGCACGATCACTGGCGCCTCATGTAGGCCAAGCTTACGCGCAGCCAGGACGCGGCCGTGTCCGGCGACCAGGACGCCATCATCACCGACAAGAACTGGGTTCACAAACCCAAACTCGGCGATTGAGCCGGCAATCTGTGCGATCTGGGTCTCTGAATGGGTCCTGGCGTTACGGGCATGGGGAATCAGCCTGTCGAGTGGCCAGCGCTCGACCTGGGCGGCGAATTCTGAGGGCATGGATCTTTCGTGGTCATCGGAGCTTAGGCCAAGGTCGTGGTAACCGAGGCCTAGCTAGGGGGAGGGGGTTACCAGCACGCAACAGGCAGAAAGACCCCCCAACTCTAGGGACTTAGTGCCTCGAGCCGGCGCTCAGGCCCGGTAACCGGTAACCTTGGTTTTAAGCCTGCCGGTAGCGAAATCTCGCGCCTTGCCCTCCCGCATTACCAGGGGGGCAGGAAGGACCCGCGATATCAGATACTTAGTTGATTTGGGTGTAAACGGGTGTCGAATTGGGTTGCCTAAACGGGTGTATTTGGGTGTATATTTGGGTATGACGGACGCTGCGCTTAACACTAAGACCATCCTGATCACCCCGGAAATTCTCGGTCTGGTTGCCGAGATCGACGAGTTCAAGGGCGCATGGCGTGCTTTGGGCACCTTGGCGCCAGAGAGGCTTTCTGCGCTCCGCCGTGTCGCGACCATCGAAAGCATCGGCTCCTCTACCCGTATTGAAGGAAGCAAGCTCTCGGACCGGGAGGTTGAGCGCCTGCTCGCCAGTCTGGAGATCAAATCATTTGCCACACGCGACGAGCAGGAAGTGGCCGGCTACGCCGAGGTGATGGAACTCGTCTTCCGCGCTTGGGAAGACATCGCGGTCACCGAAAATCACATAAAGCAGTTGCACCGTGATCTCCTTGTCCATAGCGAGAAGGACACATGGCATAGGGGCAGCTATAAGACTTCCTCCAACAGTGTCGCCGCCTTCGACGAAGATGGCAGGCAGATCGGCATCGTGTTCGAGACCGCGACGCCATTCGATACGCCTCGCCTCATGGCCGAGCTTGTTGGTTGGATAACATCGGAGCGCGAGCAGCGACACCTGCATCCGCTTCTTGTGATTGCGGTGTTCACCGTGGTCTTCCTCGAAATTCACCCCTTCCAGGACGGAAACGGGCGGCTCAGCCGAATACTGACGACCCTGCTGCTGCTGCAGGCGGGCTACGCCTATGTACCCTACAGCTCGCTGGAAAGCGTCATCGAGCAGAGCAAGGAGGGCTACTACCTTGCGCTTCGGCAAACGCAAGGATCAATACGCAGCGACGCACCGAACTGGCAGCCTTGGATCACTTTCTTCCTGCGCGCGCTGCAGCAACAGATGAGGCGCCTCGCGAAAAAGATAGAGCGCGAGAAGATTGTGCTCTCGAGCTTGCCGGACCTGGCGTTACGGATTCTCGATCACGCTCGCGATCATGGCCGCGTAAGCATGGGTGAGGTCATTCAACTGACCGGCGTCAGCCGGAATACGCTGAAGCAGCAGTTTCGCCAGCTTGTCGATAAGGGACACTTGGCCAAGCATGGAGGGGGGCGAACGACATGGTACACGCTACCATGATGCGTTGCGGCCTACGCTACTTCCTGCTGGCAAACTGGCCCGTAAAATACGGATAGATGAAAGCGACGCACGTCCCGCGAGCATATCCATTTGATGGCCTAAAACGCGCCGATTTGTCCAACACTAAAATGTACCGCACAATCGTCATCACATTATCAAAAATTCCTTGACAAAAGCCTCGATCGTTCCAGCAGAAAGCGCTGCGACCATTTTGCTGATATCGGCCGATGATTTAACCGCCACGTGATGATATTTACGGCGTAGTCCCAGCGACGATTGGCTGTGGTGCGTGCAATACCAAACCGCCAGCAGATCGCTTTCCACGGCGCACGCTCGGCGCGCATCCAGACTAGCTTAACATTCTCGACCTCGAGCCATCGCAACCAGGCGAGAGCTTCTTCCATACGTGTGATCGCAGCCGCCGTTGGCGGCGGCAGTCTCATTGGCTCTGGCGCTTGCCCGATTAGATCATCGAAATCAGTTTTCATTTTTGGCCAAGTATTGAAGTAGCCTTGGACGCGTACTGCTGGCAGGCGTCGCATGACAGCAGCAGCCTCATTCAGCCGTTCTTCAACCAGCTCCGGCGTCCAGTCATTCATGTTTTGCCTCATGTCGCCGAACGCGTTGCCCATAGAGTTTGTCACCGAGCTGTCGGATCAGCTCACGCTCCGGCCAACTTAACCGTTCATCATCCTCGGATATGACAAGAACGCGCTGCTCGCGCCAACCCAATTGCTTGACCAACTCAGGCGGCGTGCGGGCTCCACCAAAGCCCCGTGGCGCCCACCTCATGTGGCGACCTCATGCAGGACGGCTGCGTATCCAGCGATATCAAGGATAGAATCTTGGTGCGCAGGGTCATGCGAAAGGCGTGTCAGTTTTAAATCGATCAGGCACATTGCCACTTGAGCAGCTGTGATGGGCTGGCCCAGTGTAAGAGACCAGCGCTTGGCGAGTAACTCCATTGACCTGCATGGATCACCATAGGCCATCCTGCGTTCGGCAAGGACGGCAGCAGCCGTCGTCAGCATTTCTGCGCCGCTCATTTCACGCCTCCATCTGTCTCGCTTGCCCAGAGCAGGATCGCGAGCGCATCAGCCTCGTTGTCATCCTTTGGATGAAAGCCACGAGCGCGCACCGCCGCTATAACGGCGGCTTTATCCGCATTACCGCGGCCCGTGATGTGACGCTTAATCGTACCTACAGGAACACCTTGGTAGGCGATCCCATGCTGCTCACAAAAGGCACCAAGGGTCGCAAGGAAACCCCCATAGGTGTGCGCTGCATCTGTGCCTGCATGTGCGCGGACCTCCTCGAAATAAATGGCATCAATGGCAGGGCCGGTCTTGGATGCGCGGCCGATAGCAGTGCTTGCGAGTAATTCGCCAAGCCATTGCCTAAAGCGCAGATACCGCATGCCGCCACCTTCAAAGCGGCCAGGCTTAAAGCTCATAGTGCCGCTGAAGGTCGTGCCATCATCAAGCAGCGCCCAACCTGTTTTGGTGCCAAGATCCAAGCACAGGATCGCACGGGTTCGGTGATGTGCTGGCGTTTGAGCAGACCAGGCGATGGCATCTGAATGGATTTGCGGATTGGGATGTATGGTTTCGTTGAGCACAAGTGTCTTCCGTCAAAAGGGGATTTCATCGCCGCGCGCCCAGTCGAAGGGCTTTTTGCGGGTGATGGTGTTGATGGCAGCGCCTGGGAATTGGCGTTTGATTTCAAGAACTGTGTCGCCGAGGGCTTCGATGAGCTTGGCGATTTCCGGAAGCGTAAAAATGCGAAGCCTCTCAGCCTCGTGGTGCGCCTCAGCCTCGGTACGCGCTATGCCGACGACCTCGCCTGTTTCGGGCAGTACGCATTCCCAGATTTCTGGTGACAGGACCGATGCACCATCCGATGCAGCGGCCCTGTCGAGGACTTCCCATGCGCGGCGCATGCCCTCGGCATGAATGCGCACGTAATGTTCATCGTCGCTCGAGATAGCCGCATCGAGCCGGTCCTGCTGCTCGTCAAACCTGGCGCGCAGTGCATCCGCCACCAGAAGCCTTAGCCGGCCGACCCCCCATTTGCGTTCCATGGCATGGGCGAGTTGATCGACCCCCTCGACCATGGCGCGGATGCGGTATGCGGCAGGTGCCAATGGGTGGAGGGTCGGATCGATGCCGCCACGTTGGCGGTGGGCCGAACGCATCATGGCGCGCCCCCTTGAGGGGCGCCCTGACGAGCGCCGCGGGGCGTCGTCGACCGTCGATCTGATGAACGCCGGAGCGCGCTTTCGCGCTCCGGAAGTTCATAGGGGGGTATGGGGGGGGC